AAAATCTACTTTGAGTTTAATAAAACGGTAGCCGAGCTGGCAGAAACTGAACACCACTGCCGTTACTTTGACCGGTTCAAAGATGAGCTGGAGGCTGAGGGCGTTACAAAGGAGTTTGCCGCCAACTTTGAGGTTGACTGGCAGCTGTACTATAACAAGTTCCGTGCCCGGTGTGCAGAGATTTGCTTTGACCCCAAAGAACTGGCCAACATTGCCGTGATGCTTTGCTACCAGAAATACCCCCGCCGCAGTAAGAAGTTTATGTGGGTAGTGGCCGGCACCGGCATTGTGGAGAACATCCAGCAGGTGAACATTTGCTTGCCGCAGCTGTGCGATGACGGTGAATACGAGTACCTGGGTAAGCGTTATGCCCTGGTGCCGGTTGGCAACGAACTGAAAATTGAACCGATTGAAGGAGGAGAGGGGTAATGTATTACAGCTATTATTGCAATGAAAAGATGTTACTGGATAACTTTGACGATTACAATGAAAGCCCGCGGCTGTTACGGCGGCTGTTAGCGCAGAGTGGGTATGAGCCAGATTTTTGTGCAGATATGCAGCTGGCCCATACAGATCCCAAGTACATAAGGCAGTATGACCGGTTGGACCTAATCCAGCAGTACAAGAAAAAACAGCTGAAGAAGTGCGGACTGCGGCAGGTTGACAAGATCTACCTTTATGAGAGTGACCTGACTTACATCCGGCTGGCGATCCGTACTTATGGGCTGACGCAGCGACAGGTAAAGGTTTTGCTTGGCGTGATTGTTATGTGCCGGCTGAATGGTAGTGACACGCTGGATCTGATGAACCGATACAGGATCAAACAGTTTTGCTCTTGCTTTGGGAGAGATGTGACAGCGATACACATTGATGGCGCGAACTGGTGGGACGGTTATGAAGCGCCGATGGAGCTGGATGTGCTGAGTGACAAGTGCGGTATATTGAACCGAATTACTTGCAAGCCGGGTCCGGGAAGGATTGGCTGTTTGTATGAGTACCCGTTTTATGATCACAAAAGCGAAGCTGTTTACTGCTGGGATGTGACGGCAGAGAACAACCGGCTGGATATGGATAAATTGTGCGCAAAGATTGGGCTGTTTGACAACCGGTACTGCGAAAAGTGCGGGGAAGAGATTGCGTGGAATGCCAAGGCACACTACTGCAAGACCTGCGCGGAATTGGAGAAAAATGCCAAGACATTAGCCCGCGTGACCCGCTACAGAAACAAAAATAATACCTTGTAACGCTTGAAGCTGAAAACCCCCTATATATGATTATAGAGGGTGGAGTGCCCCTGACCATTATGGCCGGGGGTTCTTTTATTCTCAGATTATTTTTTTATAAGGAGATTTTTGAAGATGATTGTTATTTCTAAGGAAGAAGCAAAAATGTTGCGCAAGAAGTTCCCCGGTGTGCATATGGTTACGACCGTGAACAAAACGATGGTGGACGAGCTGCCGTATGTGCTGCAGGCTTTGCCCAACAACTATTTTGCGCAGGAAGCTTTGGCTGAGATGGAGCGTGACCAGCGCCGCACCGGAATTGTGAATACACGGGGTGACGTGAATGCTTGAACTGCACAAGCTTGCCAAGGAAACTGACAATGAATACATCTACCGCATTTGTGCTGCCAAGGACCAGATTGGTACCTGGGACGATGTGGCGGATGTGATCAATAAAGAGCTGGGGCAGGACAAGGATGAGTGCGTATACCGCAAGAACTGGAAGGCGTTCAACATTCTGGCGCACGCCAGTGAAACTAACCTGAGTGACGCCCAGCAGATTTTGGGCGAGATTAAAGAGCAGCGCCGCGAGCTGGAGAAAGAAAAGGTTAAGCTGCGGGACGAGCGCAATGAAGTGAGCCGCCTGATGCGGGTACAAGCCCGTGGAGAGAGCATGCGAGAGCTGATTGAACGGCGGTTCAGCGCTTATAAGCCGGAGACTTTTGAACACATTGGGGTAGTTAGTACAGAGGCACTGACGACCGACCTGATTGTTCACCTGACCGACCTGCATGCGGGGGTTAAGATTGAGAATCTTTACAATAGTTTTGACCAGAAAGTATTGCGTGCCCGGTTGAAGCGTTATGCGGAAAAGGTGTATGTGATCCAGCAGCGCCACAATGGCCAGAATTGTTTTTTGGTACTGGGCGGCGATATGGTAAACGGTGAGATCCACCTGAACAACCGGCTGGAAAACAACGAGAATGTGGTGGACCAAGTAATCAGCGCCGGGGAAGCTGTGAGTTGGTTTGTGGCTGAACTGAGCCGTATGTTTGAACATGTATACATTTATAGTGTGCCGGGCAACCATAGCCGGGTGTTCCCCGCCAAGGAAGATAACCAGCACGGTGAATATCTGGACAAGCTTGTGACTTATATTGTGGACGCACGCTGTGCAGCACTGGGCAATGTAGAAACCTACCAGAATACGATTGACGAAACAATTGCGGACTTTATGGTACGCGGCCGACTGGTGTATGCAGTGCATGGTGACAAAGATACACCGGGTAGCGTGGTACAGACCTTGACTATGATGACAGGTGATAAGCCTGACATTGTGCTGATGGGACACCGCCACACCAATGCCCTGACGACTGTATACGATACGAAAGTATACGAAAGCGGTTGTGTGGATGGCGCGGACAGCTACTGCATGGATAAGAGATTGCGAAATAAACCGGAGCAGAACGTGCTGGTGGTGAATGCTTACGGCGTGGACTGCTGTTACGATATTACGCTGGATTAGAGCGTGGGATTTTTTGATGAGAGGGGATGGTTAGAGTGGGTGAGTATGAGAAGAAGCAGCCCGAATACTTTTGCAGTTATTCGGCGCGGCTTACGAATTTTTTGAAGGCGTTTGGTTTGAGCTATGAGAGCCGGCAGATGAACCCCATTACCCAGACAAGCTACTGTGTGTTTAAGCGTAGCCAGAAATTGATGGATGTGGTGGAGTTTTGGAATGAGTGCCGGAACAACTTCCGTGATTATGATGAGAACGGGAACCGCGCCGATAAGGGGGGTGACTGAACATGGCCGGAAGACCGAAAGGTTCTAAGAACAAAGCTACAATTTTACGAGAAAACGCAGAAGCGCAGGCCAAGATCCGCCGCATGATGGCAGAGGACGATGGGCCTGCGTATTTTGTTTGCGCCTGCTGCGGCAAGCGGTTTATGCACCAGAAGGATAATTTTTCCCCTGCGCAGAGCGAACTGTGGCGCGGAAATAACCATTACTTCCCGGTATGCAAGAGCTGCATGGACAAGCTGGTTGACCATTATACCCAGGCACTGGGTAATGAGGATGAGGCTATGAAGCGGGTGTGCATGCTGTTTGACATTTATTACAGCGAGGGCCTGCTGAAAAGCACGGCAAAGCACGCCCCGAACACAAGCCGGATGACAGCTTGGATCAGACATTGCAACATGACCCAAAACCATGGCAAGACCTTTGATACCTACCTGGAAGAAATCAACGGGCGGGTGATCAATGATGTAAGTGATATTAGCGAGACACGACCAAACGGCGGCAAGGTAAGCCAGCGCATGGTTGGGTTTTGGGGGCCAGGGTTCAACGAGGCCGAGTATGTGCGGCTGGACAATGAGTACAAGGACTGGATTACCCGGTATGAGTGCTCTACCAAGGCGCAGGAAGAATTGTTCAAAGCGATTAGTATGGCGCAGATTATGCTGACCAAGGCATACCAGACGGGTGACACCAAGAAGGTAAAAGAGGCCAGTGATACTTTGCAGAACCTGCTGGGCAGCGCCAATATTAAGCCGAACCAGACGAACGATAATGCGCTGGCAGAGGCAAACACCTTTGGCACCTTGATTAAAAAGTGGGAAGACAAAAAGCCGATCCCGGAAGCTGCGCCTGAATGGAAAGACGTGGATGGGATTGGTAAATATTTCCGCACTTGGGTGACAGGGCCAATGATGGAGCTGTTCAAGATCAAGAACCCGTGGCAGAAAGAATACGAGGAAGGTATGGCACCTTATACGGCGCACCGACCTGAATATACCGGCGGAGAAGAGGAAGAGAACGAGAGTATCCGCAACGCTATTTTTGGCACCCCCGGTGAGTGAGGTGGTGCTTGAATGGTGAAGAAAACTGCAAGAGAGGTTACGGAAGATAAGACAAGCCGGATCATGAATGCCGTGGCGCTGTGGGCCAGCTTTTACCGGGCGAACCCGCAGAGGTTTTGCAAGGATTATTTGAACGTAAACCTGAAGATGTTCCAACAGATTTTGATTTATTGCATGGCGCTATGCACAAATTTTTGTTTTATAGCGGCGCGTGGTCAACATTAGGCCCCCAGGTTGGGAAACCAGCTTGAGAGAACCGGACAAAATCGGTAGAGGCTGTAAAATGCTAATACCGAGATAACCTACCTTTTTAATAGAAGGAGGTATTGTAACGCATAGGCAGTGAACCTGTTACTGACAGAATATAATCCGCCCACGAGTGCCCGGCACCCTTAGAGGGTGAAAATGTATGCTGAACTTATGGGAAACCATAAGAACTACCGGATAAAAAGTCGGTAGGATAACATTATTGCTAGGCAAGACGTTCCTATGTGCAATTTTCTGCTGTTGGAAAGCGATCTTGTATCCAGGCAGCTTGATTGTGATTGCGAGCAAAACGCGAAACCAAGGCAGCTTGGTACTGAAAAAGATTGAGCAGGAGTTGGTGCCGCGAAGCCCATTACTGCGCAGTGAGATAAAAGATATAACGATAAACCAGAGTGTGGCGAAAATAACCTTCCGCAATGACAGCGTGATTGAGGTTGTGACCGCTGCAGATACTGCCCGTGGCGGCCGTGCGAGTTTGCTGATCATTGACGAGTACCGCATGGTTGACAAGGAAGTGCTGGATCTGGTTTTGAAGAAGTTTTTGAACTACATCCGCCACCCCGGCTACATGGACAACCCCAAGTACGCCCATTTGGCGGAACGCAACCAGCAGATGTACCTAAGCTCTGCATGGTTTGAACAGCACTGGTCATGGGATTTGTGCAAGGATTACTTTGTGAACATGTTTGACACCACAAAAAATTACTATTGTTTCCGATTCCCGTACCAGATGAGTATTAAGGAAAACCTGCTGCTGAAGAGCCAGGTAGAAGACGAGATGACAGAATCGACGTTTTCTGACATACGGTTCCGCATGGAGAACGAGGCACTGTTTATTGGTACGACAGATGGCGGGCTATTTAGCTTTGACGATATTAACAAGCAGCGCAAGATCATAAAAGCGTTCTATGCGCCAAACATGATTTTGAACAATAAGGCGGCTTGCCAGTTGCCGGCCAAGAAGACCGGTGAGAAGCGAATTTTAACCGTTGATATTGCCCTGATGAGTTCCAAGCGCCGCGACAATGACGCCACCAGCATCTTTTTGAACAGTTTGGTGCCCGACAGTACAGGTAAGTGTACCAGTAACATGGTGTACACCGAAAACTGCGAGGGTATTATTACGCAGGATTTGGTGCTGAAGCTACGCCGCTACTTTAAGTATTTTGAGTGTGACTACATTGGCATTGACGCAAAGGGTCTTGGTGCTCCCATTATGGACCTGCTGATGCACGAGTGCTATGACCCGGAGACGGGCGAGACATACCCACCGCTGAATTGCTGCAATAACCCGGATTTCCAGGAGCGGTGCCCCGACAAGACGGCACCCAAGGTGATTTGGGCGATCATGGGCAGCAGCCAGTTTAATAATGACGCGACAATTGCGTTGCGAAGCGGAATCCAACAAGGGAGAATCCGGTTTTTGGAATCCGAATATGACTGCGAAGAGATTTTGCGGGCGAATATTAAAGGTTACGACAAGCTTTCACCCATGGAGAAGATGGCGCTGCAGATGCCGTACATCAATACCGGATTGGCTGTAAATGAGTTGGTGAACCTGGAATATGAAGCAACGAATAATTTGATCCGTGTGCATGAGAAGCCCGGCGCACGCAAGGACCGTTACAGCAGCCTGAGCTACAACTATTATATTGCGCTGCAGGTTGAACGCATGATGAGTAAAAACTTTATGCGCAATAAGAAGATTGAAATAAACTTTAGAGCGCCCAGACTGCGGCATTAAGGAGGCGGCTATATGGAAGAAATACAGCAGAAAAAGGTCGCCATGATCAGCCCGGACGGCAAGAAAAGCTTTGTGTCATTGACGGAATTTATGAGTAAGGTGCGGTATGCGAACCTGGCAAACGTGAAGATCCGCGACCTTGAAAATAACCGCGACTACAACCCTACTTATAAAAAGTACACCAAGAGCCAGATTGTTACATATTTGGGGAATCCGGCCAACTATGAAGTGCAGCTGCGGCAGATGAGCCAATACCTGTTCAATATTTCGAACTATTACAGACGGCTGATCCAGTATTTTGCCAACATGAGCACATTCAGTTACATTGTGGTGCCGTATGGCGTTGATTATTCCAAGAATGTGAACCTGCAAAAATTCAAAAAAGGTTACTATGCGGTGACGGCACAGTTGGAAAAGATGAACCTGCGGCACGAGTTCAGTCGGGCATTGGTGGTGGCGTTCCGTGATGATGTGTATTACGGATACGCATGGGAAACGAACGACAGCTACACCTTCCAGCAGCTGGATGCAGACTATTGCAAGATCAGCAGCATTGAGGATGGTGTATACAACTTTGCGTTCAATTTTTCTTACTTTGATTCCCACAATGAGCGATTACCAAATTTTCCGCCGGAATTTACCACGATGTACAGTGCGTATCAGAAGGATTCCGGCTTGAAGTGGCAGGAGCTGTCAAGTGAAAATTCTATCTGTTTGAAAGTAAACGAGCAAACGTATGTGCCGATCCCGCCGTTCGTGAGCTTGTTCAGCGCACTGGCGGATATTGAAGACTACCGGGCGATCAGCAAGGATGCCAGCGAAGTGAATAATTACAAGGCGTTGGCGCTGGAGATTCCGGTGGGGGATGACGGTACATTTTTGATTGACTACGACCTGTGCAAAGAGTTTTACGACATGCTGTGCAACGTACTGCCGGAGAACATTGGCGCGATTATGAGTCCGATGAAGATCAGCAGCTGGGACTTTGAAAAAAGTGGAGCTGTGAGTGGCAGTGACGATGTGGCAAAAGCTGAAAATTCGATGTGGAAGCAGGCGGGCGTAAACTCGATCTTATTTGGTGGCGGTGAAGACCCCAGCAGCTCTACGCTGAGCCTTTCTACCGTGAATGACCAGATGATTGTGTTTGCGATGATGCGGCAGATTGAACGCTGGATCAACCGTAAATTAAAGAGTGTTTCGACGGCAGTTAAGTTTAAGGTAAATATTTTAGATGTGACGTATTTTAACCGGCAGGAAGTGCATGACCGCCTTGTAAAAGATGGCCAGTACGGAATGCCGGTGCGCAGTGCTATTATGGCGACAAGCGGATACAGCCCAAGTGATGTGGAGAATATGCAGTACCTGGAAAACACGGTATTGAACCTGGCGGCCAATGAGGTGCCGCTGGTAAGCTCCAACACGCAGAGCGCTGCTGACAGTAATGCCGCGACAGATGAAGGCGGACGCCCCACCAATGCAAGTGAGGGTAAGGCGCTGACAGACGCAGGCGAGAACAGCAGCGAGGAAGACCTGGCGACAGGAGGCTGATTGAGCGATGAAGCGTGAA